GATCCGCCGAGGCGGAGCCGTCGCCGTCACGAGAAAGAATGGAGATCAGCACTTCCCCCGGCGCCGGGGGAAGTGCTGATCTCCATTCTTTCTCGTGACGGCGACGGCTCCGCCTCGGCGGATCTCCTGGCGGCCGTTCGCGCGATCGTCACGGATCCGCAGATCCGGCCGCTTGGTGACCTGGTCACCGTCGCCAGCGCCGGCTTGGTCCCCTTCGTCGTGACGGCCCGGATCTGGACCTTTGCGGGCCCCGATGCGGCACTGGTCCTCGCTACCGCCCTGGCCAGCCTGAATGCCTATCTGTCGCGCTCGCGAAAGCTGGGGCGCAACATCACCCTATCGGGTCTGTCCGCCGCGCTGACGGTGGAGGGCGTGCAACGGGTCGTGCTCGACGCGCCCATTGCCGAAATCGTGTGCGGTCCGACCCAGGCCGCGCGCTGCACCGCCATCTCCGTGACCCATGCCGGCTATGACGAATAGCCTCCTACCTCCGAACGCGACGCCGCTGGAGCGGGCGTTGGAGGCGGGCGTTACGATGCCACCTCCGGTCGATGCGGCCGCACTGGCGGACGCCGTCGCCGATCCGATGACCGCGCCGGCATTCCTGCTCCCATGGCTCGCTTACGGAGAATCGGTCGACGCCTGGGATGCCGACTGGTCGGAGGCGGACAAGCGGACGGCCATAGCCGGATCGATCGCCATGCATCGTAAAAAGGGGACCCGTGCCTCGGTCGAAGATGTTCTGTCCCGCTTCGACCAGCTCGCGCGCCTGATCGAATGGCATCAGGCCAATCCGCGGCGCCCGGCCCATACCTTTGACGTGATCGTGCCGATGGTGTTGCCCGATGGCACCGCCCCCGGCGGGCGCCGCACATCGGCGGCCTTCGCGGATGCGATCATTCGGGAGATCGCGCGCGTGAAGCCGCTGCGCGAACATATGCGGCTGGTCCAGGAGATCCGAACGTCCGGCGCGATCGGGATCACCGGCGTCGCCCGTGCCGTCGCTTACACCCGCAACGATGCCGACCTGGTGATCGACCAGTCGCCCGACTGGATCGCCTATCTTCAGACCGAGGATGGCGAACCGCTCCAGTCCAACGACGGCACCTTTCTGGACACCCGCCTATGACCGCGCTCAAACTCACCATGACCACGGCCGGGCTCGGTCGCTTCACCGCCGCGCAAGCGAGCGACGATATCGATCTGACCATCGCCCGCGTCGGGCTGACCGCGACCAACTTCGTCGCCGCCCCGACGCTCACCGCACTGCCCGGTGAATTCAAGCGGCTGGCGACCGTGTCGGGCTCGGTCGAGGCGCAGAACATCGTTCACATGACCGTCACCGATGATGAGGCGGTGACCTATTCGGTGCGCGGGTTCGGGCTGTTCCTGGCGGACGGGACCCTGTTTGCGGTCTATGCGCAGCCGACGCCGATCGCGGAGAAGTCGGTCGGCTCGATGCTGGCGCTGGCGATCGATATCGCGTTCCCGGTCGCCGGCGTCGAAAACATTACCTTCGGCTCGACCAACTTCCTCAACCCGCCGGGCACCGAGGCACGGAAAGGCGTCGTCGAGCTGGCCACGCTGGCGGAAGCCGACGCCGGCGATACGACCCGCGTGACCACTGGCGCGGTGGTCAAGGCGATGATCACCGCCGCGATCGACGCCGTTAGCCAGGCGCTGGCAGGACTCACCGCGCGAACCATCTATGGTTCCGGCCTGGTCAAGGGCGGTGGCGACCTGACCGCCAATCGCACCTTGACGGTCGACGCCGCCAGCGGTGCCGAGGTGCGGGCGGGAACGCGCGGCGATGTCGCGATCACCCCGGCCGGGCTGGCGGCGCTGGCGGGGACGATCGCGACCAATGGCGAATTCCAGATGACGCCCGGCGTCTTCGTCAAGACCGGCGTGACCCAGGGGCCGCACGGGGAAGGCTCCGTCGCCATCAATTTCGCGACCCCATTTCCCAATGCTTGCCTGATCGCGGTCGGGATCGCGATCAACACCAGTGGCCGGATTGAGTGCGACAGCTACGTCCAGGAGCGCGCCCTCTCCGCCGCCACCTTCACCGCCTTCGTTCAGAAACAGGCGAGCGACAGCGCCAATATCGACGCGATCCGCTGGATCGCGGTCGGTCGATAAGGATCCGCGATGGCCAAGATCTCCGAACTCCCCCAACTCGCCAACCCCGCAGGGACCGAACTCGTCCCGGTGGTCGGGGCCGATGGCGCGACCAAGGCGGCCCGCATCGGGGGCTTGGTCGATGGCGCCGTGGCGCGCCTGGTGGTGGCGATCGGCATCGAACCGGTTCGTGCCGGCTGGCAGGAAGTGGTGGTCGACAGCAACAACCGCGTCGTGTCGGGCTATCACCCGGTCCTCAGCAATTATGACGGCGGGCGCTCTGCTCTGGAAAGGCGCATTCTCGTGCTGGAGGGCGGAGGCGAAGGCGTCGAGACGATCGCGCGCAAGGGCGGCTGGATCACCTGCACCGTCGACGTCAACGGCCGCGTCGTGCGCGGCAAGCATGTGCTGTTCGGCAACTACCCTGCGCAGGATGTCGAAACGGGTGGCGGCAATGCCGCTTGGGCAGCGAAGATCGCCGAGCTGCGTGGACTTCGTCTGCGCGATGCGGCCGCCCTCCACCCCAATCCGCCGAAGGTGGTTCGGCGGACATTAACCAAACCGCTGACCCCCGCCGCGTCCGCCGAGATCCTGCGCTATGACGATCCCCGCCTGACCGCATCCCTTCCGCTGGTCCATCGCAACAGCGACTATCCCAACAACGAAATGGTGGCGGGCGGGTGGATCAAGGCGGCGGACGGGTCGATCTACGCGCCCCACTTTTCCATCCGCTTCGTCACCGACGCCCCGCGTATCGATGTGCGGTACGGCTACACGGGACAGGCCCGGGTGCTGGTCGATGGCCAACCCGTGTCCCTATCGCGAACCCTCGACCTCGGCGATGGCGAGGACGATTGGCCGATCATGTGCATCGACTTCGGTGCAGACACCCGCACCATCCGCCCGACCTACACGGTGACGGCGGGGGGATCGGGCTATGCGGAAGGCGACGTTCTGACCGTCGCGGGCACCGCGGGCGATCCGCTGCGCTTGGAAGTCACCTCGGTCAACGCCGATGGCGCGCTCCGCGCCTCGGGCCTGCGGGTGAAAGCCTGGGGAACGCTGACCGCGCTTTCGTCCGACGCGGTCGCCGCCACGGGGGGCACCGGTACGGGTGCGACCATCAAGCTCAGCGGTGCCGATGGTTTCATCGGTCATACAACCCGCCGCATGCGTCGCATCGAGATCTGCATGGGCGCCGGCCTGGTCCAGTTTGCCGACCTGCGGGTCCCGAAGGGCAGCACCGTGCGGCCCTGGCCAGTCGCCGGGCCGCGCCTCATGGTCATGCAGGACAGCTATGGCCAGGTCTTTCCCGATTACCCGCAAGGGGTGTGGGCCCACCGCATGGCGGACATGCTCGGCATCGAGGACGTGTGGCTCAACACGATGGGCGGAACTGGCTTCATCAACGGCGATGTCCGGTATGGTCAGCGCCTTGGCGAGATCGCCGCGAACCTGCCCCCGGCGCATCAGCCGCTGATCTTTTTGACCCAGGCCAGCATCAATGATGCGGGTCGGAGCGAGGCGGAGATCCAGGCCGCCGTTACCGCCTATTGGACCGAAGCTTTCGCACGCCTGCCCGGCGATGCCGTGATGGTGCAGACCGGTATCCTGCGCGCGCCTGGCAACGCGCCATCCGATGCACAATCGGCCGCCGTGCGCGCTGGTTTCGACGCCGTGTGTGCGGCCGAGGACCCGCAGGGTAAGCGATCCTTCTTCGTCGAAACGCGGGCCCCGACCGCGATGATGGTCGTGCCCGATGCGACAGTGGAATGGATCGCCGGCGATCAGGCCCACCCGCCCCAGGTCGGTCACGACTATATCGGCGCGGCCTTCGCTCCCCTCGTGCTTCGCGGCCTCCAGTCGCTCTCGCTGTAAGGAACCATCATGGCAGACACCACCCAAGTCACCCGCCTCGCCTATGCGGCGGCCGATAACCTCGCCCCCCTTTTCTGCGACGATCCCGCCGCTCAGGCGAAAGGAACGACCGATTTCTGTCACGACTGGCGCACGTCCGTCCAATGGGGCGGAGCGCTCCCCGTCGCGGGCGCGGCGCAACCGGTCCTGAGTTTCGCCAATCTGGCGCTCAACAAATCCCCGGTCCTGGGGCGCGACCTGGCGGTATCGCTGCGCCTGGTCGAGGGCGGCGGTGACCCGTGGCCCGCCGATGCACGCGGCTATCGCGGCGGGTCGCGCAACGGTGCGACGGTCTATGTCCTGGCCAAAGCCGGCATCGACGACGGCAAGGTCATGAACCCCAAGAGCGAAGCGTTCCGCGACTTCTATATCGACCTCTGGTTCTTCATGGCGGCCGAGCCGGTCCAGTATCAGCAAGGGTTGCTCGGTCGGGGTTCGGGCATCGACATCGACTATGGACTCGCCATCGATCACGCCACGCGCGAGGTGGTCGAATGGACAACCGGCGTCCGCGCCCCGGCCCGCGCGGTGGGGACGCTGGTGCACATCGGTCATCACCTAGCGTTCGACACGACCGCCGATACCGCCACCTCGCGCCTGTTCTGCGACGGGGTCGAGATCGGCGCGGCCGTCGCGCATCGCAAGCCCAGCGCCTGGGTGGAAAATAACCGTCCGATGTATTTCAACGGCATGGCGGGATATGGCGCAGCCAACGCGATATTCCCGCGCTTCAGCCGCACCTTCACCAAATGGCCCGGACAGACGGCGCTCGATCCGCTCAAGCTGCATCAGGACGAAGAGCGCTACAACCGCGCCCGCCTGGCCTGAATCCGTCCGCCTCTTGTAGAGACCCTCTCTACAAGAGGCGGGGCTCGCCAACATTGGCGCGGGGCGCATGGTCGCGGTCATGGCCGATCCCGCCGATATCCAACGCCTCGTGGGCGATCTCCTGCGCGAAGGGCTGGTCGCGTCGGTCGACCATGACGCGGGCACCTGCACCGTCGCCTTCGCGGACGATCTGACCACCGGCGATATCCCCTTCCTCTCCCCCCGCATGGGCGCCGCGCGGATCTGGCTTCCGCCCGCGATCGGGGAACAGGTCCTGGTCCTCGCGCCTGAGGGCGATGCGGCGCGCGGCCTGGTCATCGGTGGCCTGGCCAGCGACGCACGGCCGCATATCGGTCGCGGCCCTGGCGCGGCGATCGAATTCGATGACGGCGCGCGCCTGGCCTATGACCCGCAAACCCATCGCCTGACCATCGCCCTCCCCGCCGGCGGGGCCGCCGCGATCGTCGCGGACGGCGGGCTGTCGCTCAAAGGGCCGCTGTCGGTCGAGGGCCCCGTCGACATCACCGGCAAGCTGACCGCCAGCGAGGATGTCGTGGGCGGCGGCAAGAGCCTGAAAAGCCACCTCCATACGAAGGTGCAGGCCGGCACCGCGATTTCGGGTCCGCCGCAGTGAACGGCATGGATCGCCACACCGGCCGCCCGATCGCCGGCGCCGATCATCTGCTCCAGTCGATCGACGATATCCTGTCGACGCCCCTCGGCACCCGCATCGGCCGGCGCGACTATGGCAGTCTGGTCCCCGAGCAGCTCGACCAGCCGAACAACGATCTGGGGCGATTGCGCGTCATAGCCGCCGCTGCGCTGGCGCTGATGCGCCAGGAGGGGCGCGCCCGCGTGCGTCGCATCACCCTGTCGCCGGGCGCCTCCGCCCATTCGGCGGTGCTGACCATCACCGGCACCCGCACCGATGTGCCCGGCCGCCCCGGCTTCTCTGTCATCTCGACCATCCGCGCGCTGTCCGCGCTTTCGCAAAGGGCCCCCTCATGAGCTTTCTCCACGGCATCAACGTTCGCGAGGTGACGCGCCAGGCGCGCGGGATCGCCACCGTCTCGACCGCCGTCATCGGCCTGGTCGCGACCGCGCCGGCCGCCGATGCCACTGCCTTCCCGCTCGACACCGTGGTCAAGGTGACCAACCTTCAGGACGCGATGGCAAAGGCCGGCGCGACCGGCACGCTCCAGGCCGCGCTGCGCGCCATCGCCGGGCAGGCGGACACGACCGTCGTCGTCGTGCGCGTCGCGCCTGGTGCCGATGCCGCCGCCACCACCGCCGCGATCATCGGCGCCGATGTCGCCGGCGTGAAGAGCGGGATGCAGGCGCTATTGACCGCACCGGCGCAGCTCAACGTCCAGCCGCGCATTCTCGGCGCCCCCGGCCTCGAATCGCAGGCGGTGACCACCGCCCTGATCGCGGTCGCCAAGAAGCTGCGCGCCCGCGTCTATGCCAAGGCGCTTGGCCTCGATCGTGGCGCCGCCATCGCCCACCGGGCGCTGTTCCCCGATGCGCGCGAGCTGACCCTGTTGTGGCCTGGCGTCACCGCCCCTTACGGCGCGGCCGGCGCCTCGATCGCCGTCCCGGTCGCGGCCGTTGCCATGGGGGCCCGCGCCGCCATCGATGCCGCGCAGGGCTGGCACAAGACCCTGTCCAATGTCGCGCTCAACGATCTCGACGGCCTGACCGACGATGTGACCTTCGACCTCCAGGACGAAACCTGCGACGCCAACGTCCTCAACGCCTCCGAGCTGGTCACGGTGGTGCGCATCGGTGGCGCCCTGCGCTTCTGGGGCAACCGCACCTGCGCGGTGACGGATAGCGACTTCGCCTTCGAGAGCGCGGTCCGCACCGCACAGATCCTGGCGGACAGCATCGCGACCGGCCTGGTATGGGCGCTCGACAAGCCGCTCCTACCGAGCCTGGTGAAGGACATTGTCGAGCAGATCAACGAACTGTTCCGCGCGGAGAAGCGCGCCGGACGGATCCTTGGCGCGGTCGCCAGCTTCGATCCCGCCAAGAACCCGGCGGCAAACCTGAAGGCCGGCAAGCTGCTGATCGGCTTCCGCTACACCCCCGTCCCGCCGCTCGAAAATCTCGGGATCGAGCAGGAGATCACCGACGAATTCCTGCTCGACTTCGCGGCCCTCTCGGTCGCGGCCTGATCGCATCCCCACGGTCCCTTGAAGGATAGCCCATGTCTTTCCCCCGCAAACTGAAACAGATGATGATGTTCATCGACGGCGTTGGTTATGCCGCCGATACCGAAAGCGTGACCCTGCCCAAGCTGGAGCGTAAGCTCGAAAAGTGGCGCGGCGGGGCGCTCAATCGCCCGGCTCCGATCGATCTGGGTGGCGGTGACGATCTGACGGTCGAGCACAGCTATGGCGGTCCGATCCGTGAAATCATCCGCCAATATGGCCTGCCGAGCATGAGCGGCGTCCAGATCCGCTTTGCCGGCTCCTATCAGGACGACAGCACCGGTCAGATCCATAGTTGCGAGATCACGCTGCGCGGCCGGCATCGCGAGATCGACCGTGGCGAGCAGAAGCCGGGTGAAAGCGGCAGCTTCAAGGTCATCTCCGACTGCGTCTACTACAAGGAGGAGTGGGACGGCGTCACCGATGTCGAGATCGACATCCTCGGGATGGTCGAGATCGTGGGCGGCGTCGACCTGATGGCCGGCCATCGCGACGCCCTGGGCCTTTCCTGATCTGACGATCGCCTTCCGGGGCCGGCAACGCCAGCGGCCGGCCCCATAGCAACCGGACCCATCTCATGACCGAAGCGAAGAACACCGAAACCATCACGCTTGAGGAAGACGCCGCGACCGAGGACGGTCAAGTCCTCTTGCCAAAGGGCACCGTTATCACGCTGCGCCGCCCGCGTGGCGGGGCATTGCGAGGAGCCAATCTCGGCGGCCTGGTTCGTATGGAATATGACCAGATCGCGATGGTCGCGCCGCGCATCACCACCCCGCCGCTTGTCCCGCATATCTTTGCTGCGCTCGATCCCGCCGATGTGACCCAGATCGCCGGGGAGATCGCCAATTTTTTGCTGACGAGTGCAGCACGGGAGGCGCTCTTCCAGCGCGGGTAGAAGACCCCATGGGCGATATCGCTTTCGTCTTCGGCTGGACGCTCGACAAGCTCGAACGGATGTCGGTGGCGGACCTGATGATCTGGCGTGGCGAGGCCGCCCGCCGTCACGACCCGGAACGTCATGGATCGTAACCTCCGCCTCCGCCTGTTGATCGAGGCCGGCGACCGCGCCACCCGCCCGCTGCGCGATATCGCCGGCGGGTCGAGCGCGGCGTCGCGCGCATTGAAGACCACCCGCGATCGGCTGGCGGAGCTGCAACGCGCCCAGGGCGATATCGCAGGCTTCCGCGCGCTGAAGATCGGCCTGCGCTCGACCGAGGCGGAGTTGCAGACCGCGCGCCAGCGCGTGACCGAGCTGGGTCGCGCCATGGGGCAGACCCAGAACCCGACCCGCGCCATGACCCGCGATTTCCAGCGCGCGAAGCAGGAGGCAGAGCGGCTGGAACGCCAGCATGCGCAGGAGACGCGCCAGCTCGGCGACCTGCGCACCCGCCTGCGCGATGCCGGGATCGCGACCACCGATCTGGCCCGCCACGAACGCGAACTGCGCCGCCAGGTCGAGGGGACCAACCAGGAACTGAACGACCAGGAACGCCGCCTGGCGCGCACTGCGGACCGCGAACGCCGCATGGCCGCCGGCCGCGCCCGCTTTTCGCGGGCGCAGGGCATGGCCACCGGCCTGGCGGCGGGCGGTGCCGCCTCGATCGGCACCGGGATGGCGATGGCCGCGCCGATCATCGCCGGCGTGAGGGCCGCGCAGGACTACGAATCGACCATGACCGATATCGGTCAGAAGGCGGATCTGTCCCGGCCTAAGACCGAGGCGCTCGGCAAGGGCCTGTTGATCGCCGCCCGCGCCGCCAACCAGATGCCCGCCGACATGCAGGCCGGCGTCGACGCGCTGGCGGGCATGGGCGCCAGCGTCCCCGACGCGGTGGCGATGATGACGCCGATCGGCCGCGCCGCGACCGCGTACAAAGCGGAGATCGCGGATCTGTCGAACGCCAGCTTTGCCGCGACCGACAACCTCAAGGTCCCGATCGCGCAGACCCAGCGCGTGATCGACATCATGGCGGCGGCCGGAAAGGCGGGCGCATTCGAAATCAAGGACATGGCGGGCGTCTTTCCCTCGCTGACCGCCTCCTACCAGGCGCTGGGTCAAAAGGGCGCCGGCGCCGTCGCGGATCTCGCGGCCGGGCTCCAGATCGCGCGCAAGGGCGCCGGGGATAGCGCCAGCGCCGGGACCAACCTGGCCAATGTCCTGCAAAAGATCGCATCGCCGGCGACCAACAAGGCGTTCGAAAAGATGGGCGTCAACCTGCCCAATGCCCTGAAGAAGGCCTACCAGGAGGGCAAGACGCCACTGGAGGCCATCGCCGAGATCACCAACAAGACGCTGAAAGGCGACCTGTCGAAGCTCGGCTATCTGTTCGAGGATAGCCAGGTCCAGCAGGGCCTGCGCCCGCTGATCCAGAACATGGCGCTGTTCCGCAAGATCCGCAGCGACGCGATGAAGTCGGACGGGACCACCGATCGCGACTTTGCCGAGCGGATGAAGGACTCGGCGGCACAGAGTAATGCGCTCAAGACGAACGCCGCCACCCTGGCGATCACGCTGGGGTCTCAGCTTCTACCCACGGTCAATTCCGGCCTGGCCACGCTCAACAATTTCGCCACCTGGATCGGCGACGCCGCCCGCCGCCATCCCACCCTGACCAGGGCTATCGCCCTCGGCGCCGCGACCTTCGCCACCCTGTTCCTGATCCTCGGGGGCGGCGCCATCGTCGTCGCGGGTCTCATCGCCCCCTTTGCCGCGCTCAGCTTCGCGGCCGGGGCCCTCGGCATCGGCCTGTGGCCGGTGGTCGGGATAGCCGCCCTGGTGGTGGGCGGGATCGTCGCGCTCGGCGCGGCGGCCTATCTCATCTATGCGAAATGGGGCGCCATCTCCGGCTGGTTCGGTGCGCAGTGGACTGCGATCAAGGGGCACGCTTTGTCCGCGATCAACTGGTTTGCCACCCTGCCCGATCGCTTCTCGACCATCGGGCGCCAGATGATCGCCGGCCTGGTCAACGGCATCCTGTCCAGCGTCCCCGGCCTGCGCGGCGTCGTCAACGCCGTCGCCGTCATGATGCCGGCCGCCACCCGCAAGAAACTCGACATCCATTCGCCAAGCCGCGTCTTCGCGGCGATCGGCGGCCATATCGTTGGCGGCCTGTCCGCCGGCATCGCCGCGCAGGAATCGGAGCCGGTCAAGCGCATGGACAGCCTGTCCCGCCGCTTGTCCGCCGCGATCGTCACCGGCTCCGCCCTGCCGGCGATGGCCATGGCCGCGCCCGGAACTGGCGGCGCCGGTGGTCGCGGCGCCACGCCGATCGCGGCCGGCCTGCCACCCATCACCTTCGTGATCAACGCTGCGCCTGGTCAAAGCGAGGAAGCCATCGCCGAAATGGTGGCGCGCAAGCTACGCGAGCTGGGGATCGCCGCGCCTGGCGCCGGCTCCCCCAGCTTCGGCGACCGGCCCGATTGGGAGTAACCGCCGATGCTGCTATCCCTCGGGCTCTTCGCCTTCGGCATCGATACGCTGGCGTTCGATGAGATCCAGCGGAAGTCGAGCTGGCGCCACGCAACCGCCACCCGCATCGGCGCGCGCGACGCCAGCCAGTTCACCGGCCCCGGTGACGAAACCATCTCCCTTCCCGGTGCGGTCTTTACCGAGATCGCCGATGGCGAGATCTCGCTCAACGAGATTCGCCGCATGGCGGGCACCGGCGACGCATGGCCGCTGGTCGACGGGCGCGGCTATGTCTACGGCGCCTTCGTCATCACCGGCCTGACCGAGACGCTCAAGCATTTCTGGCCAGATGGCACCCCGCGCCAGATCGACTTCGCGATCGAGCTGCTCCGCGTCGACCAGGACGCCGCATGATCCAGCCCATCCCCGATTTCCGCGTCACCGTCGACGGCCGCGACATTACCCAGATCCTGCGCGGCCGCGTCGCGTTGCCCGGTGGTCGCACCCGCCCCCGCCTGATCTCCATGGGGATCTCCGAAAAGCGAGGCGAGGAAGCCGACACCTTCGACCTGGTCCTCGACGATAGCGACGATGCGCTCGACCTGCCCCCGACCGGCGCCAAGATCCGCGTCTCGCTCGGCTGGCGTCAGGGAACCGGCGTCACCCCCGGCCTGGTCGACAAGGGGGAGTTTCACGTCGAGACGATCGACCATGGCGGATCGCCCCCCGCGCTGACCATCCGCGCCAAGGCCGCGGACTTCACCGCCGGCCTGAAACAACGGCGGGAAAAGGGACACAATGCCACCACCATCGGCGCGATCATTACCGAGATCGCACAGCGCCACGGCTATCAGGCCCGCTGCGCGGCCGTTCTGGCGTCGATCGCGGTCCAGGCCAAGGCACAAAGCCGGGAAAGCGATCTGGCCTTCCTACGCCGCCTGGGGCGCGAATATGACGCGGTCGCGACCGTGAAGGCCGGCGCGCTGATCTTCAAGCCGGTCGGCGATGGCCTGTCCCCCTCGGGCAAGACCCTGCCCTCGATCACCATCGTCAAAGCCTCCGGCGATGCCCACCAGTTCAGCCGCCAGAAGCGCGACGATGCCGAGGGGGTCCAGGCCACCTGGCACAACCGCGCGACCGGCAAGCGCGAGACCTTCGTCAGCGGCAAGAAGGACGGCGCCCGCCGCCTGTCCCGCGTCTATGCGACCGAGGAGGCCGCACAACAGGCCGCCAAGGCGGCCCAGGGCCGCGCCGCGCGCGAACCGGTCAGCTTCTCCATCAACCTGGCGCTGGGTCGCGCCGATCTGGGGCCGGAGCAGAAGGCCAAGGTCAGTGGCTTCAAGACCCAGATCGATGCGGTGGATTGGCTTGTGACCGAAGTGTCACACAGCTTGGGTGATGGCGGCTTCCGAACGCAAGTTAAATTAGAACAAGGATGATATCTGGGCTCAGTGGCCTGGCACCAGCCGTGTTATCACCGTCACGATCGCGGCAAGGGCGGTCAGCATGGCCGCCAATGTCGTGAACATCCACGTTTTACCGGGAAGATGGCGGACATTCTCTTTGATCGTCGCAAGATCGATACGAACCTCGCCTACGTCCTTAACAAGCTGGTCGACGTGTTTTTCCAGACGGGTAACGCGTTCCTGCATGGCATCGAATGTGCCATCCCCGCCGCCCCCTTTCAAGGGCGGTTGATCAGTCTGTTGGTCCACAACGCGAGACCGAGCTTGGAAATCAAACCGCACTACGCTGTCATAGGATGGGCGATTTTCATTCTCCATTGCTATCACCCCGCTCAATGACCCGACCGTTATTATCAAGAGGTGTATTGGTTGCAGTTGCCATTATGATGGTTTGAAAATGTTTTAGACTGTTAAGGCCATTATTGACCTCTGCTTGAAGATCAACGAATGCCGCATCGATTTCTAGCTGATCCCCAGCCCTCTGCGCATTCATAGCTCTTACGAGTGCGGCTAAGGCAAAATATGGCTTTTCGATAGCTACATAAAGCATATCAAGTGAAACCCGAGGGAGCTCGATTTCAACCGCCTGGTCTGCAGGGATTTCAAACCACTTTTCGATGAGAGCCGTGTCAATATGAAACTGACCTGAGCCGTCTTTCCAACTTTCATCAGTCATAAAAAAAGCCGGAAACGTGAGACACAATCGAGGCGGATGAGATATTCGACATAGCTACATGGCTTGTCATTT